TTTTATCCCCGTAATCAACCAGAGTCACGTGTCCCCTAGCTAGATATTTTTGACAGGTAGTCATGTTAGATATTTATACGACTAGCGTAAGAAAAATAGTTTTGATTTCTATTTTTAGTGGAGTGTCTAAAATCAAAGATTTTGTTGACACTTTGGGGGGTTCCCCCCCCAAGGACCCCCTGGGCGAACGTGTCCGAATAGAAGTGTTGCGAGGATACTAAAGAGACGTATCCCGCCTTTTAGCTCAGGCAAACGTGTCCGAGTAGAGGTGGCTTTGGCACGTGAACCGTGGGATGCTTCGCATCCGCACTCTCACACACTTGATAATATCCGAGTAGAGTATGAGGCATCCGATGGCTTACGCTGTACAGTGCCCTGGGACAAGTCCCGCGGGCACGAGTCAGAGTAGTAGTGGTGTAAATAAATTGTTTAATCTTCGAAATATATTCGATTTGTAAAACTACATTGTTGAAAGAAAACAGGAGTAGGAGCAAATAGGGTTACGATAAAGAGTGCTCCAGTAGCAATTTGTGAACCACCAGTACCAAAATAAACAGTTGGAAGATCAAGGTTGATATATTCATCGAATTGAATAAATGATTTGTCTTGAAAACACGGAGAAGTTGCTACAGGTGTAGCGTTTGTATCATACCTAGGAACTGCGAATAGCCAGTCTTTGATAAACATAAATCTTTGGTTTTTTTCAAAAAGTTCGTTGGAAAGTGTTGAATTCGATTGTAAGATATCAGTAATAACAGGAGTGGTTCCATTATTTTGTCGATCATACACCAAGATGATACGAAGGTTTCCTTGATCGTTAACGATACCCATAGGTTGACTACGAAATCGTAACCGCATAGCCTTCATTTGAATAGAACGACCGATACGTTGGTTAAAATCGGATCCAGTACCGATGTTGTTAAGAAGAGTAAAGACCGTTCCAGTATTAGGATAGGCTCCACTAATGTCTTGAACTTTACGGTACTTGAGAATGTCAGGATTATAATCCATTTGATAAAAGAGAGAAATCACCCCACACAACTAAATAAATATATCCGTTGTGTTTCTTTTTTCACAGAAATTATTCTGCGAAATCAGTGAACTGTTCTCATTGGCGAACTTTCACTTAAAAGACGTGCTATTGGTGCTAACTGTATTTAAATATGGGCGACGTTGAAGACTTACCTAAATCTTATCCTAAGACACCCAAGAAGAGAGCACCAGTTAAACGAGAATCATCCATACATCCAGAATGGTCAAAGCTTCCGTCAAGACTATCACATATACCTCCGGATCTCGAAAAACTGCAGCAGCACGTAGATCTGTTGCAAAAGCGAGTCAACTCCTTAGAGCAAGAATGGGTACAACTACTAGAGCACCTCTCGCAACAAGAGGGTTCTACGGAGTGTATAACAGACGAGGACGAGATGAACTAAAGTTCGTGGATACTGTTACCAGTGCAGCAGCTACATCAGCAGGAGCAGTTACACTTTTAAATGGTGTAGCCCAGGGTACAGACTACAACCAACGTATTGGTAGAAAGTTCACAATGAAGTCAATCATGTGCAGATTTGGTATTTCTTACGGTACTGGAGCAGCCGTTAATTCCGTTGGAAATATCGTCAGAGTTCTGATATTCTACGACTGTCAGACAAATCTTAATGCTCCCGCTGTTACAGACGTCTTGCAGACCGCAAGTTATCTCAGTCCTATGAATCTGAACAATAGAGACCGTTTTAAAGTTATCTCCGATAAATGGTGGAGTACAGAAGCCTTTGTTATCACCACCAGTCAAATTGCTGCCGGTGACTTCGAACCCAAAATAGAAAAGTTCTATAAGAAGATAAACCTAGAGGTACAAAATGGAGGTACAGCTGCAACCGTTGGTTCTATTTCTACAGGAGGTATGTTCCTCCTGATAATAGCCGGTGGAAATGGTAACCAGGTAGATATCTATACCAGAGTTCGTTATACCGATTCATAAATGAATAAAAGATTTATTGTAAATATAATCTATGTTAATCTTTGGTTAGCCAGACCATACACGTTGATAAATTTATCAACGGAAACACACAGTAGCCTTGCCTCCAGAGTCGTCAGTCTACCATCTATAGCTGCCTTGGGATAACACTCACCCAGGGAGTAGTTACTAAGAATAATGACTGGCATATTCTTTACTTTTAGATGTTGAGATCCTTTCTTTCTTAAGGTCATCCTGCTTCCCTGCAGAAATTCATTCATCCATTGTAAGGTCTTTTGTCCCTTAAATTCGTCCAAGACAGCAAGGTCATACTCATCGTCATAAGCGTCGTAAAAGTCTTCCGTGTGCGGAATATGATACACAGATAATGATCTCTCCAAGTACTCGATCAACGAAGTCTTCCCACGATTCCTCTCCCCACTGATGAACAACTGCTGTTGCTTGAACTGGCGCGATGATCGGATGTTCTCCATTATCCACTTCGCGATCTGGAGATCCTCAGTGTTAAGACCATCGAGCGTGGGTGGTTGGTACTCTATCTTGTCTTTTCTAGCCTTTAGAGTACGAACCCACGTACCATATTCTTCCAACTTTTTCTTATTGATCATCACATAACCAGGTTCATGTTCGTTTATCTCAGCCAAGTTCTTTCCATCCATGAGCATCTTTGCAACCTCTGTGTTCTTCTGAGCTTTCTTAGCCTTGATCGACTCAACGTCCAATCCTTTCGCTAGGTAATTGCCTGCTTTAGTCACATAGGCAACACTACCTCTTACACTGTTGGCTACCTTGTAATTACCATGCTTGCCCCCTATGAAGTCGAAGCAATCAGATTTTTTGAATTGTCTTCTGGTTTCGAATGACAAGAATACGTGCAAATGTGGAGTCCCATCTTGATGGTTCTCTTCACATACCACATATCCTTTAAGTTCTTCACGAAAGTTAGTTTCGATTTGTTGGGCGGCTTCTTCCTTCTTACGGTCGCATTGCGGGAAGGTCAGAATAAAATTCTTCCCATAGAGTCTAAATCCATTGGGCTTATTCTTGCCCTTGGATTTTTTGACTCCTTTGGTGTTTCCTGGGATCTTCTTCGGCTTCTCTGTCAAGGGGACCTTTTCCAGAGTCTCATCCTCCGAAGAGACAGGACCCTCGAGGCACAGGAGGCCAGCGGTATCGAACTCCTCTGAGGGGGAGTACATCTCTTGGTGTAGGGTCGCATGGAGAGGCTCATGCTCCTTTTGATAGGAGGTGAAGGTATTCCTTTTAAGAGGGGTGATTTTAGAGTCCATTAGCTTAGGGTCACGCGGGTCACGGAGGGGCGTTAGTAATATTAGACGCCCCAGTGTGACCCCTTTTATCCCCGTAATCAACCAGAGTCACGTGTCCCCTAGCTAGATATTTTTGACAGGTAGTCATGTTAGATATTTATACGACTAGCGTAAGAAAAATAGTTTTGATTTCTATTTTTAGTGG